TAAGAAATCAACTACCAGCAGTAGAAATGCTATCTGTTGTAAAAGATACCCAAAAGAACTGGGTTCACTCTGGCAAGAATAGATCATTATGTACACAGGAATATTTGAGTCATAATGTTAGTAATACTGTCACAGTTAAACCAGACGAATGGGAATCTGTAACCAAATACATTTATGACAATAGGAAGTATTTTGCAGGGATATCTTTAATTCCACAAAGCGGAGATAAGGATTATCCTCAAGCTCCATTTACTACAGTATATACAAGTAGGGAAATTGTTAAAGAATACGGAGATGCTGCTTTGTGGTGCTCTGGACTAATAGAGCTTGCTCTCAACTCTTTTAATAATAACCTGTGGGCCGCTTGTGACTATGTTGGTTTAAATCAAGGTAAAGATAGTGATGATGAGAATAAACTTATGTTTACTACTAAGATGAAAAATTTTGCCAGTAAGTACTTTGATGGAGATATAAGAAGATTAACATATTGTATGAAAGATGTTTATAACTGGAAAATATACTGTGATCTATATAATAGTTTTGGTAAGGTAGACTATACTCAACTATTAGAAACAGAAGATAACACTGCTGGTATTGAGGAAATCAGTTGTGCTGGAGGAGCTTGCCTAATATAATGCCAGTATACTTTAAAAAACTAGATCCCAAAGCTAGCCTACCATCTAGAAATAATTTATCGGATGCTGGGGCTGATTTGAGATCAATAGAAAATATTACTATTCCTCCATTGTCTCGTGCTCTTATTAATACTGGATTGGCTTTAGAGATTCCTTATGGGTTCTACGGAAGAATAGCACCCAGATCAGGACTCGCTGTTAAATATGGTATTGATGTATTGGCTGGTGTTGTAGATAGCTCTTATCGTGGTCCTCTAGGTGTTGTTCTATATAATACGGATAGAGACAAAGAGTTTATTGTCAATGTTGGAGATAGGATTGCACAGATTATATTTGAAGAACATTGGAACTTTAAGATGGAAGAAGTGTCGGATCTTTCAGATACTAGTAGGTCAAATAATGGGTTTGGTTCTAGTGGGATAAAATAAGACACGGTGTATTATACTTATGATTGGAAGGTCCTATCCTCTGTAGTTAAAAGGGCATAATTTGAGAAAAAAAAATAGCTCTAAGAAAAGACCCAGGGTTATCGATGCTACAAATGAGATCCAAATCCCATCCGCTTATAGAAATAGGCTTAAACCAAGAACAGAAAATCAAAAAGAATATATTAGAACAGTAGCAGAAAATACTATAACTTTTTGTCAAGGTGTTGCTGGTAGTGGTAAGACTCATATCGCCATAGGCATGGCTTTAGAATACTTACTTGATGAAAAAGTTAAAAAGATTATCATCACAAGACCAGTTGTAGAATCTGGAGAAAAGATAGGATATCTACCCGGCACAGCAGAAGAAAAATTGCATCCATATCTTCTCCCTCTATTAGACGAAGTTAACCATTTCATCCCATCGGCACAATACAATAGCTTAAAAACAAACAATAAGATTGAGATTGTACCGTTGGGTTTGATGAGAGGACGTAATTTCCATAATGCTTTTATAGTTGCTGATGAATGTCAGAATGCTTCATATGATCAACTAAAAATGTTATTAACCAGAATAGGTAATAACAGTAAAATGGTATTAACAGGAGACGTTAGTCAGTCTGACCTACATAGACATATGCAGGGAGGCTTTTATGATATGTTGTCAGCACTTGCTGATGTTGAAGGTATAGGTATTTCTAAGCTTGAATTTGCAGACATAGTTAGAAATCCTATCATAGGAAAAATTATAGGTCGTTTAGACTCATACGAAAATGAAAACAGAAAATAGTAAATGCTTAGTACTAAATGGAGACTATTCCCCATTAGGTATTATAGATTGGAAAAAAGCTATAACTTGGTGTGTAAAATATGAAAATAAAAGTAATCATGGTATAGAAATACTAGATTTTTATAAAGACGATTTTATTATTGGAGTTAACAATAAAAAGCATCCTATTCCAGCAGTAGTAAAAACTAATAGATATTTTCGTATCAATAATCAAAAAGTAACTTTTTCTCGTAAAAACTTATTTATTAGAGATAGTTATACATGTCAATATTGTGGAAATATAAAAGAGCTTAATAAGCTTACTTACGATCATGTTATTCCAAAATCAGCTTGGAAGTATAAAGAGGCAAGCCCAACTACATGGACAAACATAGTGACGGCTTGTGTAGAATGTAATAGGAGAAAAGGAAATAAAACTCCAAAACAAGCTAATATGCCATTACTAAACTTGCCAATCATACCACAAAAAAATATCCGCTACTTGCCCATATCACACCACCTATCTACTATAAGAACAGATATTCCTCAAGAATGGCATCTATATTTGCCAGAATCATATATAGGATAATTAAATGCGAGTTGATACTGAAGATTTTAGGATTAAACAAAGCCAGGAGCAGAATAAGTTCTATACCCTACTAGGACATGAATCATTTTGCGATGATGAAGGATTTCCAAGATCAGAAACTGAAAGTGATCATACGTTTGCTAAAGCTGTAAAGAGTAAGGTGGCAAAAGCTTTTGGATCAAATAATCTATCATATAGATTTTATATCAAGACTGATCCTAATAAGAATATTATTAATCCAGTAGAGACGCATTCAATAAAAACTAAAGAAAAGTCTTCATTCATAAACAAAACCTGTAAGATAGAAGCCGTATTTTCTGAAGTAACAGAAAGTGTCTTTAATCAGTATATTAACTTTCTAAAGACAAATAATACTAAATGGTTAAATAGTGCACAGAGAGAACTGAAGTAATAGTATGCCAGCATATACCTTCTATTGTGAAAAATGCAAATATAAATTTGAAATTATATGTAGCATAAAAGATTATTCAGATAAACAAAGATGCGAAAAGTGTTCTAATTCTAGGAATGTTATTAGAGCATATACTGAAGATCTACTAACTATAAACTCATCGGTTAAGAAATCTGATTCCGAACTTAAAACTATCGGCGATCTAGCTAATAGAAATAGAGATAAATTAACGGATGATCAAAAATTAAATCTATATCAAAAGCACAACGACTATAAGGAAGGTCCAGCACCATCGGAATTACCAAAGGGAATGACCAGAATGAAGAAAACTCCAAAGACTAAATGGGTATAAAAATGGAAAATCAATATAGTTCTCTATTTGAAGGACAGAACAAGAAGATTAGTTGTAAGCATGAAATTATTTTCAATATTACTGCTAGTGTAATAAGTGAAAATGAAAAGGGAGAAGATGCTGGATATGAAGAAATTTGCACTAAGCATTACCATATCCCAGTAAAAGAAGATGCTGACTATAAAGAGTTTATGAATTCATTCTTTGGTTTTTTAGAAGGATGCTTGGCTAGTTCAGCACAAAAGACATACGAAAAAGATACAGGAACAAAAAATGAATAATTTTATACATTCAGCAAAAAATACATCCTCAGACAATATTCAAAGCGGAGATGAGTTTTATTGTTTTAGAGGAAAAGAAGATTTTCTTGACTCAAATAATAATCCTAGATGCAATAGTGAGGACAACAACAATGTACTTGCTAAAAAAATTGTAAGGGACGATGGGGCTGTTAAGTATACTATAAAACTAGATAACAACGGTAAAATTTTTAATCCAATGTCTATATATGGAGAGACAAAAATTAGTTCGTTTTTAGATAGAGTTTGTAGAGCTCAAAATAAATACAAAGAAGTAAACCTAAAAGCTTTTAATATGTATTTAAGCTTTTTGAAAACTAAGAATCTTGCATGGTTAAATAACGCAGAAAGAGAGATATGAATTATGGCTAGAATTAATAAAACATTAGGGTATGCTATTAGCTGGTTAAACAGTCAGAATAAGTCACCAATAGAAATTGCTGACGAATTAAAAATAACAGAAAAGCAAGTATTGACAGTATTAGAAAAGATCAGTACAAGTACATCTGATAACAATTTAAAGACAGCTAAATCTTCGGTAAGTAAGTCTAAAAATTTAATGATAACTGAGACTGCTGGTAAGAAGACTAATAATGTAGCAATAATGACAGGTGCGGCATCAGCACTTAATGATTCTCTAAAAGATAATATGGCAAATATCCCAAGAACAAGAAATGATAGTTTCATCTTTAAACCAAAAAATGGAAAATAATAACCAGTATCTGTCCAAGTATTCTAATGGCAAGACAGTTTCAGCAGCACAGTATATCACTGAATTAATATGTGAAAATAAAGCAAGAAAAGATAAGCTTGATTTACATTATAGGTTTTGGGTTAGTAAGAAATGGGAAGCTTACTACAGGAACCAAATAGCTTCTGCCCATAAGCTTTTAAAAACATATGGCGCTAAAGCTATTATTAATGCTATCAGGGACAAGGAAGCAGAAAAAATTTACTCTTTGCGAGCACCACATTTGCCCGCTATTATACAAAAACATTCTGAACTCCTAGAGTCTCAAAACACAGACCTTACTATTGATATTGATCGAAAGAACGATAAGTCATATAGAAAAGATCTGGTAAAGAAAAATGTTCTATCCAAACTTAAGGAAATAGATGATGGCACTTAAAGAAGACGTTAAGAAGAATTTTGGTGACAACGTAATGTTAACAGCAAATGCTGTTATTGATAAGTCTTTGATTACTATTCCAGTTAGTCCAGCATTAGATGTCGTACTAAATGGTGGTATCCCAGAAGGAAGTTTTGTTATTTTTACCGGTCAACCAAAATGCGGTAAGACTACAACCTCATTAGATTTCTGCGCCACTGCTCAAAGACCAGAATATGCACACGGATCATTTAAGGAAGGCAGAGAAGTATACTATCTGAATATAGAAGGACGATTAAAGAAACGAGACCTAGAAGGTATCCCAGGATTAAATTTAGAAAAGTTTAATATTATAGGGTCTCAAGAAGGTAAGATTTTACACGCAGAAGAATATTTGCAAATTGGTGAAAGAATTATTAATGAAATTCCAGGATCGGTGGTCATCATTGACTCATATTCTGCTTTATGTACAGAAGCAGAAATCACTAGCGATATGAATAAGATGCAAAGAGCAGATGGTGCCAAGCTATTAGCTAAGTTTTGCAGAAAGGTGGCTAATGTTATTCCTGTTAACAGAAACATTGTCATAGGTATTACTCACCAAATGGGCAACCCCGGTATGGGACATAGTGAATGGAAAGAAAAGAGTGGTCAGGCTATTGCATATCAAACAGATATCAAAATCAAGGCTAATTATTTTAGTCCATGGAATTTAAGTACTGATAGTCCTCAAATTGGTCAAGAAGTACATTGGCAAGTATTATGCTCTGCTCTAGGTGCTCCCGGAGGTAAGATTACAAGCTATATTAGATATGGTCAGGGGATTGACAAACAGATGGAATTACTGACACTTGCTGTAGATTTAGGGCTTGTATCTAAGGGTGGGGCATGGTATACTATGTCATCTGTCGAGGACAAGCCTAAGTTCCAAGGTCTTGAAAAAACAAGACAATACTTAGTTGACCATCCAGAAGTTTATGACGATTTATGGACAAAAGTCAAGGATACTATGGGCATCAAATGCAAGTAAAAGATCTAGATGGTAATTCTTATAATTGGCAGTTAGTTGGCAATATCGCTCATGGATCAATTCAAAATAAATCTAGTCTACATTTACAGGCAAGAGATTTAATACATGAGTGCTTTCCAACTCTGCAGGTATTAGAAGAAGTACCGGTTAATATTAGAAGATCAGAAACTCTATATTTAGATTTTTACTTACCTCTTATAAAAAGATGTATTGAAGTTCATGGAGAACAGCATTATAAGTTTAGTAGATTTTTTCATAATAGTCCTCTAGGTTTTATAAGACACAAGAAACGAGATCAAGAAAAAAAAGATTGGTGTGAATTGAATGGTATTGAGTATATAGAACTTCCATTTGATCAAACGGATCAATGGACATTAAGGATCAAAAATGAACACGAAAGAACAAGTTAATGAATGGGATAAGATTCTTGACGAATATGAAAAGAATATTGGTCTTGGATCTTATAGAGCAGACTCTTTCCCAGAAGAGGAGCTTAATAACTATTTTCAAATGAGTAGGGATGAACTAGAAAAAACAACCCCAGAGGTTTGTGGGGAAATAGCATACAGATTAGGTCAGTTCGCATTTCATGTGCAGAGATCAATAAATAGAGAGCTTTCTAGATTAAACTGGGCCGATGAGACTATTAAAGAAACAATTGCTGAAGAGATTAATAATTATAAGGGATATGGATATATTGAAAAGTCTTTTCAGGCCATTAAGAATAATGAGAAAGCATCAGCATTAAATAAGATTAAAAAATATGCTAAACAAAGAAGTGATAGACTTCAATATTTAGCAAATAGTATTAAACACTTATCTGATATTATGTTATCTATTCAAAGAGCAAAGGTGAAAAATGGACCTCAGTGAACTAAGTAAAAATCCCGACCAGCTAAAACAGCTTATCTCCTTACTACAGAATATGCTACCGTCAGACGATTCTGATGAAAGCAGCGAGGAGACTAGTCCCATTAAAACAAAGAGTTCGAGAAAGCCAAAAGGCCAAACACAAAACTCTAATAAGTTTTTAAATATGCCAGAAATGAATATGCATAAAGAGGATACTGAGATAGATAAAAGACTATCGAAGCATCCTCCAGTTGCAAGAGCTAGAGAGTTTGAGCCAATAGTAGTTAGGTGTAGAATTTGCGGTAAAGAAGAAACTCTAAGTCCTTCATTGGTCGAGTCTCCATCAAGATATAAATGTAATAAGTGTTCATCATCAGCAGGATAAATTATGATTTTGTGTGATCCATCAGCCGAAAGAGCTGTATTGAGTGGTATGCTCCAATATGGAGAAGAAGTATTTCTTGATATAGGAGATATTGTTCAAGAGGAATCTTTTACTATTGACAGTAATCAGGTTCTATTCAAGTGCTGTAAGCATATCTTTGAAAAGGGACAATCAGTATCTACTATAGACATAGCTTCTATATATTCGTCCGCTCAAGAACTAGGAATGTCTCATATTCTTAGTCAGAAAGAAGAAGCCCAACATCTAAAGGCTATTAAAGATTTTCCGGTTAATAAGGAAAATATTAGAAAATTTGCAGCCAAGATCAGAAAGCTTGAGATAGCTAGACTACTACATAAGGAACTAGGCAATACTCAGGAAAAGCTGCTAGATATATCAGGATCAGAATCAATATCATCTATTATTGGTATCGCAGAAGATTCAATATTCAACTTCTCATCCTCACTGAATAACGATAACGATAATGCTCCAACATTCATGTCTGCTGGGTTAGATGAGTATATCGAATATCTACAAAATAATAAGATCGATCAGGTTGGTATTTCCACAGGGTTCCCTGTTTATGATCAGTCAATAGGTGGAGGACTAAGAAAAGGAACAATCAATGTTATCGGAGCAAGACCAAAAGTTGGTAAAACCCTCTTATCTGATAACATAGGTTACCATATAGCAAAACAAAATATTCCAGTATTAAATATGGATACTGAAATGAATAAAGAAGATCATATCCATAGAATTTTAGCTATGAGTACAGAAATTGAGATCAACAAGATTGAGACTGGCAAATTTACAGAGTCTCCTATTAATGCTAAGAAAATAGAACAAGCAGTTAAGGATCTTAAAGCCGCACCGCTTTATCATAAGTCTATCGCTGGAAAACCATTCGATGAACAATTAGCCATTATGAGAAGGTGGCTAGTTAAGGACGTTGGTTTAAATGATGATGGAACAGCTAAGGATTGTGTTATTATATATGACTATCTAAAGTTAATGGATTCTGGTGGAATATCTCAAGACCTAAAAGAATATCAGGTTCTAGGTTTTATGATGACTGCGCTACATAATTTTGCTGTTAAATATAAGGTTCCAATACTTTCTTTTATTCAGCTTAATCGTGATGGCATATCTAAAGAGAGTACCGATTCTGCAAGTGGTTCAGATAGAATTATCTGGCTATGCAGTAACTTTTCCATATTCAAAAGAAAGTCTGACGAAGAGATTGCCGAAGATGGAGGAAAATCTGGTAATCGTAAACTAGTACCAGTAATTAGTAGGCACGGTGGAGGATTGGATGACAACGACTACATTAATTGTCATATGAAGGGTTGGTGTGCCAAGATTACCGAAGGTCAGACCAAGCTAGAGATAATGCATAATAACAAATCAAACTCAGACGGATTTTTAATCGATGCCAATAATAATGAACAAAATCAAGAAATCCCATTCGTATGATCAAGCAAAACTGAAATACGTTTCAGATGCTTTATGTGAAAATATTGAAGAACTTCTAGACACTCTAGGAATAGAGGGGTATAAGAATCTTGGTAAGCTTATTGCTATGAGTTGTCCAATTCATGGTGGAGATAATGAGTCTGCACTTAATATTTATCATCAAGGTGACTCATATAGAGGTAACTGGAAGTGTAGAACTCATCAGTGTGAAGAAACATTTAAAGGATCAATTATAGGATTCATTAGAGGATGTTTATCTCACAATACTTATGGTTGGGTAAAGTCTGGAGATAAGCTATGCTCATTCAAAGAAGCGCTAGATTTTGCAACAGCTTTTATACGAGAAGATTTTTCTAGCATAAAGATATCGAGAAAAGCTAAAGAAAAAACGGCCTTTGTTAATACGGTTAAATACATTAGCAACAATAATCAAGACGATAGTCCAAAGATATCAAAAGATGTAATTAGGAGAAGTCTATCTATTCCTTCTGATTATTTTCTTAACAGAGGATTTTCCGCCCTAACTCTGAACAACTATGATGTAGGAGACTGTCGGGTTCAAGGTAAAGAGATGAATGGGAGGGCCGTGGTTCCGATATACGACCCTGATTTTAAATACATGGTCGGTTGTACCGGACGAAGTATATATGAGAAATGCCCACAATGCAAAGCATACCACGACCCAAAAACAAGCTGTCCATCTGCTGATTCTTTATGGAAATACTCAAAATGGAGACATAATACTGGATTTAAAACCCAAGAACATTTGTATAATTTTTGGATTGCACAGCATAGAATCAAAGAAACATCATGCGTTATTCTTGTTGAAAGCCCAGGAAATGTTTGGAGATTGTCTGAAGCGGGTATACTTAATGCTGTAGCAATATTTGGCTCATCATTGAGTGATCGTCAGAAAATGATTTTGGACACTTCTGGTGCCATGACCATTATTACTATAATGGACAATGACG